CAATAAGGCGTCGCTTTTGCGGGATGCGACGGCGGCAGCTCTTGGCCTCACGGCGGACGACGTACCGGATGCTGCTTTTATGGCCATTGCGAATGCCATTGCCAGCCTGGACGATTTCAGGACTGAGTCTAACACTAAGTTTTCTGCGCTGTTGACGGACTGGAACCAATTTACATACGGAACCTACGAAGGGACAAATCAATACGGTTCTGGACATCCGAATAGCCTGACCTTCGGTTTTGTTCCTCAGATTGTGATCATCTTTACGAGAACAGACGCGTCCATTTATAAGTATGTCAACGCTGTAAACTATTTCCTGAACATCGGTGGAGTGCAGGTCGCCTACATGAATGGTGTCGCAATAAACCAGTTCGACACACGGTTGGAGTGGTATTCCAATACGAATGCAGCGAATCAACTGAACGCTTATCAGACGAACTACTATTACATAGCGTTGGGCACCGGTGTGTTGCCGGCTTAAAGGAGGTGTTGTCCATGATAAGACTGATCGAAATCGAACCTCTTGAAAACGGAGGCCACAGGAACCAAACATCCAGCAACGATAATCTCTGCATTGACGGCTGGGCCGTTCTCTCACCAGAAATCGAGCTGCCGGATAGCTTCCCATTTGTCGAGATAATGGTTGAAGGCGGTGTTGTAACGTCAATAATCGGTGGCGTTGCGCCGGCTCCGCCGGCTCCGGAAATCAGCAACACGGAACTCATGCTTGAAATGCTGGCAGACCATGAAGAACGGCTTTGCCTGATAGAATTGGGGGTGTAAGAGATGGCGTACATACTTTGCAAGCGGCTCATTGAAATGGGTCGTACCGCCGGCCTCGCCGATAAGATAGACGTGTATTATGCGGCCGGCCGATTGACATCGGAGCAGTTTCTGGAACTGATCGGGCTGCTCAGAGAAGTAGGTGATGAGACGTGAACACAGGGACGGTTGCTTTGATCGGATTGGCCTGTTCGCTGTTGGGCGTCGTCATCAGTTATGCTGTGTTTTCTCATAACAGCAAGAAAGACACCCGGGACGAGGGCAAGTCTGTGGGAACGATGCTGACGGAGATCGGCTATATCAAATCAAACACCGACGAAATAAAAGCTGAGCAGCGGGAGCTGCGCAAGACCAATACAGAGTTTATCGGGCGGCTCACCGCCGTGGAGGCCAGCGCCAAGCATGCTCACAAGCGCATCGACAGGATAGAGGGGAGAGAGGGCCATGAGTAAGATCGAAGGCAAGACGGCGGTGGGGCTTATCGCCTATGCCTCTGCGCAGCTGGGAAGGCCCTACTGGTACGGGACCTTCGGGCAGACGGCGTCGGAGGCGCTGTTTGCCGCCAAGAAAAAGCAGTACCCCGGCTACTATACCGACAGCGATTTCAAAAGCCAGTACGGACAGCGCGTCCACGACTGCGCGGGGCTCATCAAGGGCTATCTCATGAGCAAAGGCCCCGACGGCGCCCCGGTCTATCAGGGAGCGCTGGACAAGTCTGCCGAGGGTCTCTATACCGCTGCTGCGGAAAAGGGCTCTGTCGGCACCATGCCGGACGAGCCGGGCGTGCTGGTCCACATGCGCGACCATGTGGGCGTGTATATAGGCGGCGGATACGTCATCGAGGCGCGGGGGCACCGATACGGCGTGGTTAAAACCAGGCTGTCGGAGCGGCCCTGGACGCGCTGGAGCCGGTGCCCCTTCATCGAGTACGAGGCAAAGCCGCTCTTCCGTGACATCGAGGGTCACTGGGCGAGAGAGGCCATTGAGCGCTGCGCCAAGGCCGGGCTGGTGAACGGCAGGGCGGCGGACATCTTCGAGCCGGACAAGCCTGTGAGCAGGGCAGAGCTCTGCGCCGTGCTTGCGCGGCTGCTGGACAGAACGGAGGTATGACCATGAAAAACTTTATCAAAGCGGCGGCGATCCGAGCCGTGAGGACGATAGCGCAGACGGCGGTGGCCGTCATCGGCACCTCGGCGGTGCTCTCGGAGGTGAGCTGGCCGACGGTGCTCAGCGCCTCAGTGCTGGCGGGGGTGCTGTCGGTGCTCACCAGTATCGCGACAGGGCTGCCGGAGGCGGACGAATGAAAACAAGGGCCGGCGATAAACCGGCCCCTTCAGCAGGGAGATGAGACTGTGAGATTGCCAAAGCTGCCCTATCAGGGCGGAGCAACGCAGAGGGAGGTCGTCGCTTTCGGCGGCCTCAACCGCACCGAGAACTACAAAGAGGGCGAGCTGACGGACGCCGCCGGCATCGTCACGGCGCACTATCCGGTGATCACCCAGCGGGAGGCAAGAGAGGCCGTGACCGGGTACACCGACCCCGCAGATATGTATTCCTGGGATGGCCATCTCATCATCGTTCAAAGCGATGGCACAATGCTGTTGGACGGAAGCGTTATAGGGCAGCTGGAGGCGTCCTATGCCGGAAAACGCCAGTTCTGCGCTGTCAACAGCAGAATGTGCATATGGCCGGACAAGATGATGATCGACATGGATCAGAAGAACCTTGAACCGATGGTCACCGAGGCTGTGACGCCCGTTCCGGTGCCTCCCGCTGCCAGCAGCGTGAAGCTTGAAGAGAATGGGATCATGGTATCCAATTTGAAGGAAGCCTCTCGCGTTGCCGGCTCGGATTTGAGGGCGTATGACGTGGATTGCTGGACGTATACCTACGGCAAGGATACAAAGGCAGTTGCCGATTGCTGGGATGATGATACGGGGTGGGACCTGGAAGCGCTGGGAAAGCTGGAGCGCAAAAAAACATTTACATATTCTTCAAGACGCATTGAACAGGGCGATATTTTCATCCCTTCCTATGACGGCAATGCTTATGACTATCTCTACGCCTACGATTACGGAACAATCGACAGAGACGACTACAATACGGACGGCTGTTTCGGGGTATTTCTCGGTACAGGCCATTACAGGGTCAATTATTTTGATGTGTACGACTCCGATTCCAGGGCCAACCTTTTCCCGGGTCTGTTTGAGGTCGGGGACGTTGTCAGCATTTCCGGAACCGCCTTTGCCATCGGCGATAAGGACAGCGTTGTCATAACAGAGATCAACAGCGAAGAAAACGCCATCTATTGGGGGGAGAGCGACGCCATTGCCGTCCCCATGCGCTATGGCGAATGCTCTTCCGCCGTAGGCGCCGACGCGATAGTCAATCTCAACTACTACGATTACGATAATGAGGATTACATTAACGCAAGGTTTACTGCTGATGTTGCTATCGACGCCGGTATGATCCTCTTTTATAGCAATCAAAGAAATGGCGAACCTGTTTATGTGTGGGACCCCATACAAAAGAAGGTTATTGCCACCTATCAACAAGACACTTCGTTAAGCGGCGGCATAAGTATTCCCTCCATAGAGTATGACGCCGGCGCTCCCGGGCCTGTAGTGATACGCAGGTCGGTTCCGGACCTGGACTATATCTGCGGTCACGAAAATCGGCTCTGGGGCGTTTCCAATGACGCCAAAGGGAGGACTATCTTTGCGTCAGCTCTTGGCAAGCCGTGGGCTTTCGGTACCTTTGACGGCGTAGATACGGACGCCTGGCAGGTGGCCGTCGGAAGCGCCGGGGATTTTACAGCGATATGCGCTTTCAACGGCGGCGTGTGTTGCTGGAAGGAGGACCGGCTGCACAAGATTTTGGGCAGCTATCCTTCTGAGTATTACATGAACGAGTATCGTCTGGAGGGCGTAGGCGCCGGAAACTGGCGAAGTCTCGCCGTCATCAACGAGACCCTGTATTACAGCGGCAGGCACGGCGTCTACAGCTTTAACGGAGGCATACCGTCCTTTATCGGCTACGAGCTGGACACCTATCTGCACGACGCCGCCGGAGGCACGGACGGGCGGGATTATGTACTTTCCGGCACCAACAAGGACGGGGAGACGGAGCTACTGGTGTTCGACACCGTTCATCGGCTTTGGATGAAGGAGGACGCGCTGAACGTCACGTCTTTTTCCTGGGCGGACGGTGCGCTGCACATGCTCACCGGCGGCTCCATTCTCAAGGCAGGGCAGGGAGCGGACGACGATGTGCTATGGCATGCCGAGTTCTGTCCCTTCGACGAGGTCAGCACCGTCCACAAATACCACCTGCGGCTTGTGCTGCGGCTTGACCGCACGGCGGGAAGCACGTTCAAGGCGGAGTTTTCCACGGACGGCGCTGGCTGGCGCACAGCCTATGAGGGAACCGCGGCGGGCCACGAGCTCAGGACCGTGGAGCTGCCCATCACACGGTGCGACAGCTTCAGGGTGCGGCTCTCCGGCACGGGGTGCACAACAGTGCGGGCCATGACGCGGGAATTTTTACCGGGCAGCGAACGGAGGCATTGACATGAAGCTGAACAGGAAAATAGACAAGGCTCCCCCGGCACCCACCGGGGACGCAAGGCAGGATATCGAGGCCATAACGGACCATATGGCCTATATGCAGGAGCAGGTCAACTACATTCTGAGCCTTATTTATAAGGCGGTGGAGGGATAAGCTATGGCAACGAAAAAGCCCAAGACAAACTACGAGATCGTCCAGGCCATGAAGGAGCGGCAGACAACGCCCGCCTCTGTGCAAACCGGCACCGCAGCGGCTCCCGCCACCGCAAATGCTGCCAACACGGCGGCGGTGCGTTCGCC